GGACATGGCGGAGACCCCAACGCCTTCGCATCAGTAGAAAACATAGGTAAGGTAAGTTTCATATATGAAACCGAAACAACAGAAGACCAGAAGGCATGGGAGACGGTCAATAAAATTATTCGGTTAAACGAACAACACAATTATAAGAAGATAGGTGTTGATGATGGGGGTCTTGGTTCTCCAATCCTCGATTATATGCTGACACACAACTCCCTTAGAAGAAAAGCAATCGGACTTAACAACGCCAAAAGGGAAATCAACGCAGACGGACAAACCAAACAACTTCAAGGAATAGAGATGTGGGCAAATATGAAAATTATGATGGAGCAAGGTTTTGTCAAATTCTCCGAGAAGAACGATGAACTCATAAGAAGTCTAACATCAATTCAATACGTCGTCGATAAAGACACCAAAAACATTAAAATTCATGGGAAATACGACCATATTGGAGAGGCGGCGAAGAGAGCCTTATGGTTAGTAAAATGCAAAGGATTAAATATTATGGCTTTCTGTTAATTTCATGGTAGAAGAAGAAATATCTCCAAAAATAGCATCACTAATAGAGGAAATGCAGTTAGTAAAACAAACCTATCAAACACTAGAGGTCTCTGATGTTCTAAGAATATTCAATATCCAAGCACTAAAAGACTTATCAATGCAAATACAAAAATTGAGGATACAAAATGGCTGATGTAGGAATATTCACAAAACAGGCAGACATCGCGGCGCGTGCAGGGATTAATGCAAACGCAACTTCTGTCGCAGTGGCGGCAACTGACGTTTATGTTTTAAATATTGAATCGATGATTAACGTGAGGACTAGATACAACTGGTCTGATGCCTTCACAGCAGGACTAAACGCAGACGTTGGAGGAATCCTAATACATACAAGCGCGTGTTGGTGTGCAATGATTGTAGTTTCTTCTGACATGAGCGGATACACCTCAAGAGAGGAAGCAGCAATAATGTTAGATTTTCTAAACAATGAAGTAAACAAAGGTATAGCTTTCTTAAAAGAGAAAGCAGTAGAGACCTTTATATTGGAAGCGTAATGGCACACGACTTTAAAGCATACCCCGAACTAACAAACGGACAGGCAATCATATATTATTGGGATTCTCCACATAAACAAATCTTCGAGGACTTTTCGGGATTAGTTGTAAAGGTTACGGATGGAGATACGGTAAGACTAGAAACAGATTTTAGGGACTTCTTAACTACGGTTCGGATGGCGTTTATTAATGCTCCCGAAATGAATGAGGGTGGTGCGGAAAGTAAAGCATGGTTGGAAAATCAAATTCTCGGGAAGGAAGTTTTGATTAGAGTAGATAGAGATAATAGAGTGGGTAAGTGGGGACGTATCATAGGAGATGTTATGTTCGGGGGAGAATCAATGTCAAACGCAAGTCTTAGGGAGATGCACGCAAGACCATTCGGGGAGGCAATAATAGCATGACGATTCCTAGAGTCTTCTCTGGAAAGGGTGAAAAAAGCATAGCGACATATGATTATACAGATATAGACGAAGGTTTTGGTTATGTAAATTATAGCGGATTTATTGCAGAATCTCCGGCGGCAGACTATCTTATGACGAGACAATTAAACTTCACTTCAAAAATGCAAGTGAATGTCGGAGCGGGGGGAAATATTGATGTTGATACTCCGATTTTCAACATAACAAAAAACATAAGTGGAAATGCAGTATTTCAAGTTTCTTATGAATTAACAAACGCGGCGGCTTCTGATAACGCAAGACCAACAATAACATTATACAAATACAACGCAACAGATGGAGAGGTGGCTATGTCTAGCACTATCTCAGGACCGTTATTATCTGGCTCTGGGGCAGGTATACAAACAGACAGAACAGCGACGATATACGTACCACTAACAGACACAAAAATTAAGAAGGGAGATATAATTAGGGCAACAATCGGAAACACTGGAAACAATACAATGGTTATGAATATGTCTCCATATAATCTTGGAACTACAGTAACAAACGCAAACCATACTAAATTTATAATAGCGATCCCATCAAAGTTAATTCTTTGAATTTAGGATAGATTTATAAAAATTGAAAACATAAAATAACATGACAGAAAACAGAATAAGCGCAATGACGGCAGGAAGCAGCGATAATGTAATTGATGACTTCTCGGTAGATGTAGCAGACACAGACGGAACTACATCACAGAAAGAAACAGAGTGGCAGAATGTAAAGTGGACACAACAATATGGTTACTTTACAACAATAGCAGAACTGAACGCAACAATCAACGCCAAGGCGACATGGACTATCGGGAAGGGAATAAAAAGCGATATTCAGACAAGATTTATCATAGACACTATAAGGGGAAATGGAATGGACACATTCAATACAATCCTAGAGAATATGATTAGAACATATTACATCGGGGGAGATTCTTTCGCGGAAATTATCAGAGACGACGAAGGAAACCTAATCAATCTTAAATGTTTGAATCCAGGAAAAGTTAAGATAATAACAGACAAGAAAGGGATGCTAATAAAATACAAGGTAGCAACTACAAAGACAGAAAAAGATGAAGAATTTAAACCAGAGGAGATATTTCATCTTGCACGGAATAGAATAGCAGACCAAATCCACGGAGTATCAGTTATCGACGCAGTCGAAAATATCATTCTTGCTAGGAATGAAGCGATTGATGATTATAAAACAGTAATGCATAATAACGTATTCCCTAGATGGAAATTCAAATTAAAGACAGACGACCCCGTAGAAATCGCAGCGTATAAGGCGAAGATGGATGCAGTGACACAGACAAAGACACAAAATATTTATGAACCTTTTGACGTTTCAGAATCAGAATTAATAACGGTTGCGCCAAACGCAACACTAGACCCTAAGGCATGGATTGAAGCACAAGGGGACTTTTTCTACGAAGCGGTTGGTTGTCCGCAAATCATCTTAGGGGGAAGTGGCGAGTTTACCGAAGCATCGGCTAAAATCGCCTACCTCGCTTTTCAACAGAATATAGAAGAAGAACAACTATTTATAGAAGAGCAAGTAGGACTACAATTAGGAATGAAAATTGAGTTAGAGTTTCCAGCATCACTAGAGAATGAATTATTATCAGACAATAAGAAAGACGGAGACATGACAGAATCTAAACCATCAGAGACTACGGCGGGAGAAGGACAATGATAGAGGAGGCACTCTTGAACTATGGGGTATTGGGGTTGTGGACTGCGACGCTGATTGGGGAGAGATATGTTTTTCAGAAGAACTTAGGAAAAGATATAAGAGCGTTGACGGAGGCGATTAAGAAATTATTATAATGGCAAGGAAGAAATATAAAAAATCAACAGACACAAACCCAAAAAACAAATTCGCAGGGGGAAGTATAACGGACGAAGTAAGAAAGGCAACTGGTGTTGGAGGAGAGACGGGGGAAGAAAAAAGCGCACGATATATGAAATCTCAGGGTAGAGACCCTAAGGCAACAGGGAAAGAATACGAAGACCAATTAAGAGCTTCTAAAGGATTGGGACCAAATGTAGAAAGAGGATCAATAATCAAAGACCCAGAAGGAAATATTTTAGGAGATGAAATGACTATTGGAGAAGAACAAGAAACAAGATTAAGCAGATTAAATGTTTTGGATTTTGTATCTGCCCCGTTATCTAAACCGGGTACAACACTTACACAAGGGCTAAGAGCGGGGGCAGAGGCAGTGAAAGAATCAAGGGCAAAAATAACTGAGGGAGACTTCGGAGAAGCGGCTAACGTAATAGGAACAACAGCAACAACTACTGGATTATTAGTTGGAGCATTATTAGCAGGAGCGGGGGGAATAGCGACAGCAAAGGCACTAACAGCAAAACTTGCAGCCACAACAGGAATGCAGGCGGCGATGGCAGGGGTAGCAGCAACAAAGGCAGGGTTAGTCGGCGGAGCAGGATTAGGAATAATTTATGGGATTGATAAATTTGTATTCTCTCCGAATGAATTAGGAACATGGGCAGCAGTTGATAACGTAGCAGGAGCGTTATCATTTCAAATTTCAGAATTAGATAACGGAGTTAGAGACGGAACAGTGGATAGAGAAAGAGCAAAAATTATAATTGAAGAAACAAAATCAACAATAGAAAATATGAGAGTTTACGTTAATAGGCAAGTTGAAAAAAACCCTAAACTATGGGCTTCATCTAAAATATTTAATGAGGCATTAGACACAGCAGAAGGAAGGGTTCTACAAGTTGAATTGCAAATATTCGGTTAGGGGGCAAAATTCCGCCGCCCCTATTTAGTAAGAGCGGCTAATAATTTCCAGTTTACGAAAGGTTTATAAGAGGGTGTGTCATTATGTTACTGTAAGGATGGATTTGGGGGCGTAAGCCCCCCTCCTATCTTATAAAAACAATGGAAAATGAACAAACAAATGAGGGTGACACGGGCGGAAAGGAACCTAATAAACCTGTTACGCCAGTTGAGAAAGTTACTAAGAATTATGAAGCACTTAAAGAAGCTAATGATAAAGTTGAAGCGGAGTTATTACGAGGGGAAGAACTCAAAGCTAAAATCACACTTGGCGGAAAATCGAGCGCTGGCGAACCCGAACTATCATCAGTAGAACAATTAGAAGCAGACGCAAAAAAAGAAGCGGATGGTATTGTAAATGCTTTTCGCTAAGAAGAAAGTAGTTGATGAAGCAAAGGCTTTTATTGAATTATACAAAGCGGGATTTTTAGATGGTTATAAAG